TATATGCTTATTAAGTGGTGTAAAGCAGAAAATGAGGTTAGAACCATTAAAGAAAACTTCATAAAAGACTTATTCTTGATCAGAGGTGGCTATGGTAATTAATTGTAAATCTTGCAGCTTTAAAAAAAGAAACAATAAAGGTAAGGTGGCAGAAAAAGTGTTTGAGATTGTATGTTTAAATAATAATTATTGGTATTGTAATTATGGAATTAATAAAGATATACCAAAATATGCTATTCAACACATGCCACAAAAAGTATTAAAAACACCTGATTATATGTGTGTCAGCAAAGAATTTTACTTTGTTGAATGTAAGATGGCAGACACTTATACTGGTGAGCATGTTAAAATAAAAGAAAAAGACCTTATAGAATATCAGAAATGGTTAGAGGTAGGTAAATTTGTATTTTTTATTTACAACCCAAAGTTTTCTGAAAAGGTTTTTTTAGACATAGTTGATTTGTTTGACCTACTACAATCTAATAATTATAAAAAAGGAACTTATGATGAAAGTGGTAAAATTTTCTATCAAGTGCCTATGGATGATATTAGAAGGTTGAATAAAACAATATGAAGGTATTGGAGTTATTTGCAGGATCAAGGTCATTTAGCAAAGTTGCACAAAGCTTTGGTTTTCAAACCTACACAACAGATTATAAAGGTTTTGAAGGTATAGACCAAGTATGTGATGTATTTGATTTTGATTATAAAACCTTACCTTTTATTCCTGATATAGTGTGGGCAAGTCCACCCTGCACATCTTTTAGTGTTGCAAGTATTGGTCACCATTGGAAAGGTGGTAATCAAGCATATATACCTAAAACAAATGCTGCAAAGTTAGGAATAGAATTAGTAAAAAAAACTATGCAAATAATAAATGATATTAATCCAAAATATTACATTGTAGAAAATCCAAGAGGTTTATTAAGAAAATTAGATTTAATACCTTATAAACCTAAAACTGCATGGTATTGTCAATATGGTGATGACAGAGCAAAGCCAACTGATTTGTGGGTAAACTTTGATTGGAATCCTAAAACTTGCAAGAATGGTAATCCTGATTGTCACCACCAACCAGCACCAAGAGGAAGCAGAACAGGAACACAAGGTTTAAAAAATGCTTATGAAAGAAGCAAAGTTCCTGAAAAATTATGTAAAGAAATTATAGAAAATATATTAAGTTAAAGGTTAAGGTTAAGTTAAAAAAGGAGATCAATATGGCTAAAAGATTTATAGAAACAGATATATGGAAGAAAAGGTGGTGGAGAAATCTGCCACCAAAGTTGAAGTTATTTTATATTTATTTACTTACACAATGTGACCATGCTGGTATGTGGGATGTAGATATAGAATTAGCTGAATTTCAAATAGGTATGCCACTTAAAGACAAAGAGATTAAAGAGCATTTAGGTAAGCATATTAAAGTAATAAAAGAAGATAAGTGGTTTATTAAAGCTTTTCCCTCTTTTCAGTATAATATTTTAAATCCTAATGTAAAAGCACATGCTTCTGTTATTAAGATTTTAGATAAATATAACTGTTTGCAAAGTGTTACAAACACTTATGCAAGTGTACAAGATAAATCTATAAATAAGGTTAAGGAGAAAAACATGGATGTAGCAATTTTAGAAGTAAGTGAAGCAATAAAGAAAAACATAGCCAATAGAAGAATTAAGTTTATTAATGAGGTTAATGAGTTTCATAAAAAATATAGTAAAGACATGAGGATTGACTTTTGTAATTACTGGACAGAGCCAAATAAGAGTAAAACAAAATTAAAATTTGAACTTGAAAAAACTTGGGATACACAAAGAAGATTGTCAAGGTGGGTAAATAATGATTTTAATAATAAAAAAGAAGATGTAAGTTCAAGTGACTTAATGTTGAAAAAAGGTTATGAGGTTAAAAAGCAATTAGAAGAAGCAAAAAGAAATGCTGCAAGTCAAGAAGAAGTGCAGAAAATATTACAGGAAGGCATTAAGTAAAAATGGGTGGCAGTGTAACCTTAACCTTTCAAATCCCTACACTCTCATTTAGGGTTTGATCTCCATGCTGCCACCTAACCAAATAAAATGTAGTAAATGCAATAAGGTTAAAGACAGAGCCAAGTTTTATAAACTATATTCAGGCTATACTGTAAAAAGATGTATAAAATGTGTAGCTAAAGAAAACAAGGACAAAGCTGATGAAATCAAAAAAAGAAAAGACAATGCAACAAAGTTCTTCTAATAAGTGGGAAACAATAGAAATAGACCATAAGGTATTTAGCAGGAATAAGATAGATAAGATGCATTGGGCATTAAAAAGTAAATTAAAAAATGAGTATAGAATTTTAATTGGCAATCAAATGAGAGTTAATAAGATTAAAAAAACAAACAACAAATGTAAGATTACAATAGAATGTCATTTAAAAAGACTATATGATGTTGACAATGTTTGGGGGGGTTTAAAAAACCTGCTGGATGCTTTATGTAATGAAGGTTTCATATGGGATGATAGTTCTAATTGGTTAGTTATTGATACTGTAAAGCAGATAAAAAATAAAGAAGAAAAAATAATTGTTAAGAGATTAGAAATATAATTACTATCTTATGCACATGGACAAAGCAAAAAAAAGCACTAAATCTGTTGGCAGACCTAAGAAATATGATATAGATACTAAAGAAGTAGAAAAGTTAGCAGCATTTGGTTGTACTAACACAGAGATTGCTTCTTTTTTTGGATGCAGTAAAGATTTAATTTCAAAGAAATATTCCACAAATATTGCAAAAGGTAAAGATGCTGGAAAAATTAGATTAAGAAAAATGCAATGGAATGCAGCAGATAGAGGAAGTGTTCCAATGCTTATATGGTTAGGCAAACAAGTATTAGGTCAAACAGACAAACAAGAAGTCACAGAAGTTAAACCTATTGATGATATAGTGTTTGATGGGATCTAATTTAACACTACATAAAGAAGACTACCTACCACACCAATGGTCATTTTTAAAAAGTGGGTTTATTGGTGAAAATAAAAACAAAACAATAGTTGCAATAACTGGTGGTATGGGAAGTGGCAAAACATTTAGCTTCATTAGAAAAGCATTTTTAAATCATATTACAAGAAAAAACAAACAAGGAATTAGTAATGGTTGGATAATATATCCTACATACTCACTTGCTGAAGAAGTATTTATACCACCTTTTTTAGACATATTAAGAGAAAAGGGCATTGCTTATGATTACAATGTTTCTAAACATACTATTAAAACTGTATATGGTAACATTAAAATATTTCAAATGGTTAAACCACAGGCCATTGTAGGTGTTAGTTTGTCCTGGTGTGGGTTTGATGAGTTTGATATATCAAGTTATAAATATTGTGAAACTGCATTTAATAAAGCAGTTGGTAGAATGAGGGATTGTGAAAATCCAGAAATATTTATATGTACAACACCAGAAGGTATGAAATATACTTACACTTTGATGGTAGAAAAAGCAGATGAAAACAAGTTTTTAGTTAAAGGCAAAACAAATGAAAACTTTTATTTACCAAAAAGCTATATTAAATTACTTGAAGATAATTATGATGAAAATTTATTAAAGGCATACAGAGATGGAGAATTTGTCAATTTACAACAAGGGCAAACATATTACCAATTCAACAGAGATGCCAATGTACAAGCAGTACCATACAACAGGTCAAAGCCAGTATTGGTTGGGTGGGATTTTAACTGTGAGCCCCAAGTTTGTGTACTTGCAACCATTTATGAACAACAACCCCAAGTAAGAGTATTTGACACTATTGCATTAACACATGCAGGAGCAGGTGATTTGCTTACTGAAAGAATGTGCCAAACAATAAAAAACAAATACCCTAATAGTCAATATATAGCATACCCTGATGCAACAGGTGCTTCTAAGTCTACTTCAGCTATGTACAGTGATTTAGATATAATTAGAAGAAATGGATTTAAGATAAAAGCTATGAAAACTAATCCAAGAGTTGTAGACAGGGTTAATGCTGTAAACAAAGCATTAGATGGAAATATAATAATAGATCCTAAATGCAAAACATTAATAGAAGATTTAGAGAAAACTTGTAATAAAGAGGGAACAAGAGAAATAGATAAGAGCAACAAATTGATTACACATGCTTCAGATGCTTTTGGATATTTTGTCCATTGGGAGTTTCCTATTATAAAACCTACACTTGGGAGTATAAAAAGATGATACCAAATATGTCAGAGTTGTTAGTTCTACAAAGCAAATATGATGCAAAACAAAAAGCCAAAGATAATTGGAGAGAAGCAAGGTTAGATGCCTTAGAATATTATAAAGGCAGAACTGTTCCATATACACAAGAGTTTTTTGATGTATCATTGTTTGAA